GGCTTTCGCGCCGGCGCCCTCCATCCGCTGAAACTGGCGGATTGCCTTATCGGTTCCGGCACCGTTGAAATCGGTGATGATCGGGATGGTGATAGCCATTAGCGCACCTTCCTCTGAACGATCTTTTCAGCATCTCTAACGATGCCGTCGACGCCTGCGAGGATTTGCGGTGCATAGCGGTCATAGGTTGGCCAAAGCACGCGAGCATTACGCGCCCGGAGATTTGACCCGAACCTGTTACCCGTCCCGGCAACCTCAAAGATTGCCCCGCCAACATTCCCCTGGGTGATGTAAACCACACTGTTGGCATTGCGTCGTGTCGAGGTCTTGACCTTGACGCCCGAACGGACCTTCGACGCATCCCACGGAAACTTCTGGGAAGCACCCTGCGTCCAGCTACGGGACATTCCCGACATGGGCTGGAAAGGGTAGGCGCTCTTTGCCGCGCCAATCATGGGCGCGACCACGCCGCGAATGCTCTTGTTGAACTCCTTACGGTGTTCGGGGTCAATCTGCCGCAGGGCCTTGATGGTGTCTTTGACACCCACCACTTCTATCTTGGCCGCTGCTGGCATTACCTACGGGACTCCTGGAGTACGTCCATCACGGTATTGAGGTCTTTCATGGTGAACGTTACATCCGGGGGCCAGAAACCAGTCTGCGCCAGCACGACGGCCAACGCTCGGCTTACTGTCCCCCGTCCGTAGGGTTTGAATCGGCGGGTACGTCCCCGTCGATTACTTCGAGGTCCTCAACTACATCGACAAAGCCGTCGAAAGTCTTTGGTACGGCTATGCCTGCCGTGGACGCTGCCTTCCATGCGAGGAACGCGATGTATTCGAGCCGGGGCGCCATTTGTAGAACCTGCGCCGACACGTTGAAATGCCGCTCAAATGCAATGGTGTTCCGAATAGATGCAATGTCCACGACATGCTTAGCCGTGCCGATGGTGAAACTGATGTTTCCCGATACTGCCGACGTTTCCGCCATGTGTTCCCCCTGGTTACTTGTTAGGTGACGTCACGAACCCAAGTGCCGCCGCTGAATGACACTTCCATGACTTGAAGCTCGCCCACCGTGTAGGTGACGGGGTAATTGCCGATCATCGTGTTACTGATGAGCCACTCGGGATTGCCTGCGTCCGGTGCCGCTGCATCCTTACGGATTACGATAGCCGTGTCACCCGCGCCCAGCTCGGCGGCGACGGTGTTCTCCACGCTGTTGGGGCCATAGTCGACGTAAAACGTGATGGTGCCCTCAACAGTCTGAAGGCCGCCGGCGAAACGCTCGCCACCGTCGCCAAACGCGGTAGAGGTCAGAGGCGCCTGCCCCAGCGTGAGGCTAACGGCGCTGCACTGGTCGGCCAGCTGCACGCCACCAATGGTGAGGCTCGCCGGCTGTGAGAGGTAAACGGTTGCCGCCATTGGGGCTAACTCCTTTGTGTTCCGACCCGAACCGTGAGGTCATAGGTCGGGATTTGCTGTTCACCGATCTGCATGAGGCCGGGAAACCCTCGAATGAGGGAAATGCCGCTGGCCATGATGGTGTCGGCTGTGGTGATGAGGTAATCAACTGCGTCCTGATTGCCCGGTGGGGCCGCAAGGATCTTGATGCCGATTTCAATGTCGGCAATGTTTGAGTTGAAGCAGGTAAACGTTGGCGGCTCCACCAGCACGGTGATGGGCCGCGCATTGCGAATGTCCGTCACCACCTTCAGCCCTAGGGCCGTGAGGGAAGTGACCACGGTCGCCTGTGCATCGGCAAAGATTCCGGTGGCGGTCATGCCACCTGCGAACGGTTGATACCAAGCAGGCGGTTGATCTGGCCGCTGGAACCGAACGGAACCGGGTTGCCCATCTGCTCAAAGGATGAGAACGAATCGACAGACCCGCGTTCGCGGTACAGGGTGGCCGCATACATCACGGTCCCTAGCTTTGCGTCGTCACCTGGTGCAGTGGTGAGGCTGTCGAAATACCCGGCTTCCCTGCGCCGGCGGTATGCGTAGGCGTTCGCCGCGTTGACGCATGTGCCAATGAATGCCGTGTCGTTAGAGGTCGACGATGCGATCCCCAGCCACTCCACGACGTTTGCCGACACAATCCATGTGCAGGTAGCCGTAAAGGTAAGCGTGCCAGCCACAGGCCCACGCGCAATGTCGGCGTGAGTCTTTGCAACCATCAGCTGGTCGGTGATTATTTCGTCGGTGTTGAAAATGAAGTCGCCTTCATCGTCAACGCCTAGGAACTCATAAACCGGGACCGCCACGACCGTATAGGTGCCGTTTAGCGTCGCGCCCAGCCCTGCCAGCGTGACTGACTGACCCGTGCCAATCTCCGTACCCTCCAGCGTCTGCACGACCAAATAGTCGTCAGTTACCTGTCGGTGGGTGATTGTGTAGGTCGCCATGGTCAGTCAGTCAGCCGGTAGCGGCTTAGGCGAAGTTGGCCTTGCGGAACTTCGTCACGTCGATCATCAGCGTGGCGAAGTAGCCACGGAAGGCCAGCGTGCGGGCCAGCAGCTCGGGAACGTCCACCGAAATGGCGCCCTTCTGCTGCTCAAAGATCTCGAACCCTGAAGCATCGCCAACGATCAGCGTGTCGTTCGGGAAGTTACGATCTACCACCACGCGCAGTCCGAACGCGGTCGCGTCCAGCGTTCCCGGCGCCACGGTGCCAAAGGCATTCATGGGGCCAACCTGCGGGAACAGCGGTCGGTCGGAACTGTCGGAAAGCTTCCCAAGGTTCCGCCACATATTCGGGGACAGGAACATATGGGTCGGGAGGTTTCCGTTTGATCCGCTAAGGATGCCCTCGGCAGCGGTGAACGTCCAACGCGCCCACTCCTTGGGGTCCTCAATGTCAGCCACCGTGAAGTTGGTGGTCGTGGTGGCGCCAGCGGCAAGCGCGTCGGCGGCCACGTTGTCCGTCTGGTTCGCGTAGACGCGCCCAAGGTCGTCCAGCACGATGGACAGGACAGCCGGGTCAGACCAGTCGAGGTCCTGCTCCGAAATCTGGACGTATCCGCCGAAGGTCTTCTTGGTCACCTGGTTATCAGTGACCACGAGCGTTCCGCTCTGGAGCGTGTCGAACTCGGCAACCTGCTCGGAGATGCTGGTGTGGGTCGTGACCTCGGGACGGATGAACACCTTGCCGCCACCCGGCATAGCGCGGGCGCCGATAGCGTCGACCACCGGGCGCATGCCAATGAAGTTGTTGTAGACCGGGCCAATGATCGGCTCGGGGAGGATGCCGGGAGTGTCGGCGGTGCCGATCTCCGGAGCAGCTGCGTGCACGGCGGCCCGCATGCGCTCAAAGCTTGCCCCGCCCTGCACCATGGCGGCAATGTATTCCACTGCCGTCGGCAGCTCGGGACGCGCCATGGCGTACATGATGGGGTTCGTGGGAGTGGTGGCCTCTGCCGCGATCGGCTCGGCCTTCTCGGCGTCGGTCATTTCCTCTGGCTCCTCATTCTGGGTTTCGGGGTCCTGCTGTTCGTCGCCGGGGTCCGGGACGGTTGCCGCAATCTCTGTGATTACGGCTTCCCTGAACGCCGGGACGGCGACTAGGGACAGTTCGACCAATGCCGCCTCTGTGACGGTCATAACCCCGGCGGGGTCGGTCGTGAAGGTGATGGGCTGGGCGCCGACCGAAACAGAGTCATACGCCCCGGCCTTGAGCAGCGCGACGGCATCACGGCTCGCCCTGGTGTCTGCAAGCGTGGCCTCAAACTCCAGACCGTCGTCACCATCGGCCAGCGTGTCGACGATGCCGCGCAGCTGCGTCATGTCGTGGTTCTCAAGCAGCTTTGCGGGCTTCTGGCCAATGTCGAACGCCCCACGGCTGAACTTGACCTCTGTGCCGTCGGAAACGGTCGCCACGGTGTCCCACGGGACCGCAATCCCGGCAATGCGGGCGGGCCGCGTGTCGTCCCCGGCCTCTGCGGTGATCAGATCGGGGTTAGCGTTGAATCGAATCACGATGCAATCTCCAAATCATCAGCCGGCGAACCAGCGGGTTCCCGCTCGGTTGGGGTGAACTCCTCAAGGTATTCGTCAAGCGCAAAGGCAACGTGGCGCCCGTTGGGGAGAATGTCGTTCATGCTTAGACGCTCCTCGATTGCGTGCAGCACCGGGCGAGCACCGAACAGAATGAGGTCCTGACGCGCCTGCTGCGCGTTTGCGTAGGTCATGCCCGACTGGTCAATGGCCAGCAGGTACGCCGGAATGTCCATCAGGCGGGAGAGTTCCTTCGTCTGGTACTCGCGCCCCTCCACGAGCTGCAACTTCGAGGGGTCGGCGTCAAACTCTGTGAACTTGACCATTTCGTTGAGGGCGCCGATTGCGTTAGTGCGCCGGTTGGCCGCCCACGCCGCTGCCATTTCGGCGAGCTCCTCGCCGCTCATGGGTTCCCCGCCAGTTTGCTGGAGGTAGCCCGCTGCGATCTCGTTAGTGGCGAAACGCTCCGCCGCCTGGTCAAGCCGCAAAGCAATCTGGATTGCGCGGCGCCCCTGGTAAATGATGCCCTGCGATCCGCTAAGGAACTGGACGATTTGCGAGGGGTCAAGCGGCAGGCCGTTGAAAGTGAGCGTTTCGGCAGGGCCGAACCATTCCGGCGGTGCGTTGTCCGGCGTGTCCACAAGGTTGGCCGGCAGCCACTGGAACGTTGCCGGGTAGCCGGTGGAATAGCGGCTTGTGACCATCCAGAATGCGCGGCCATACAGAATGAGGTCGCGGGCCGTCTTGGCCATGATGAAGTTTCGCGTCACCTTGGGATCGGGTCGCGTCATCCACGACTCTCCCTCAACGTAGAGCTTTTCGTAACGCTGCCCAGTCCACTGGAGCGTGTAGCTGCGGATGTTTAGCGTCGCCGCCACGGTGGAGAGCAGGGAGATTGCCCTTGCCACCGTGGGGACGCTAAGGGCCGCTTCCTCGGCAGCACCGACGGTGTAGCCAAGGAAGGAACCGTTCTGGGGAGCGCCCGCCGCCGCCGCAATCGGGACGGACGCCATTGCCGGTACGGCCTTCACCTTTCGGCTGAACAGCTCCATACGTGAATCATGCGGCAGGCAATCGTTATTTACAAGCGCCTAGCGCTAAAGATAGAAAGTGATACCCATGAGAGGTAGAGGGGGAACCACTACCCCCCATGGGCGCGTCAATGTTATCTACTGAATGCAATCGCGGGGCGCTGCTTACTTACAGGCTTGGCAATAAGCGCAGCGGCAAAGATCATGCAACGTGCCAGCGTGATAGGTCCGGACGATTTTTGGGACGACAGGGCGTAGCCCCGTTGTGTCTTTACGCCCACGGCACGGTCGACATGTTCGGCGAGCATCTGCTCTCCGGTGTGGACAACGCGCCCCTCGGTTATCAGCTGCCGGATCGTTGCTGTATGCGTCGCCAGTTCGGCGTAGCCCACGCACACTTTCTTACGGTCAAGCGCCGGCGGGGCAAGGTCAAACAGTGACGGGGTGAGGGCGATACGGTCGCACGTTGCCGCGCTTTCGTTGACGGCCTTCCAGCACCCCGCGAGGGAATCGGCGAGGAACTCCACCGTCACGCCTATCAAGTCATCCCCGACCCGCTGCGCCCTTACGCCGCAGTAGAGGGACTCATCCATAGACGAATCAACGGCCAGCACGCCGCCAGCGGGAATGTCGTCGACTTCGAGGGACGCGAACAGCCCCGGAGGTAGCCACGAGCGTTCCGACGAAATCCACACGTTCAGGGACGCACGCAAAAATGCGGCTTTGTCTACCTGCTCGGCTTCGTCGGCCAGTACGTCCGGTTCCAGCGTGTAGCCAAGCGCCGGGTTGGCCATTGGCCACACTTCCGGCGAGGTCATGGGATCGATGCCCGGAGGTACGGACCACTCGGCCATGTATAGCTTGGTCGACTTCCCCTGGTCAATTGCCCGTAGCCCTTCCTCCCGCATTTGCAGCATGGCGTGAGAATCCTCGGTGCCTGCGGTCGACCAGCACGACAGGAGCGGAGATTTCATAACCCGCTGCGAGGGGAGGGCACCGTTCAGCAATACGTCGCGTGAGATGTTCCACACTTCGTCAGCAATGATGTACGTCGGACTAAACCCGTGGAAAGCCTTAGGCGTCGCGGCCTGCACGAGCCACCTGGTGCCGTCCGGCATGATTGCCTCATTGCGCCCGTAACTCCACTTGACCTTTGCGCCGAACTCTTTGTCAAGGATGGGCGCCAACGCCTCAAAGATTTCTACGGCGAGGTCGAGCTGGTGCGCCGTGCTAATCACCATGATCGGCTCGCCCCGGCGCTGCGGTTCCTGCGTGAGACACCATAGGATCATGGCTTTCAGGGCCATGGTCTTACCGTTCTGGCGTGCAACCGAAACCAAAGACCGCCGGCGGATCAGGTTCCCGTCGTCGTCATGCTCCAGCTGGCCATTAAGAGCTGTGACCTGCCATGGCATGAGGTCAACCTTCAACAAACGCTTGGCAACCTCTGCCACCTGGTGCCCGTAACTAGGTCCTCCCAACATGGGCGTGAGTAGCCGGGGTTCGATCTGGCCGGGTGCGATTACATCCGCCGGCTTATTCCCCAGCGCTGTTGAATCTGTGGCCCTGTCGCCACTTTCGGATAGACAGAAAACTGGGGTCGGGGTCAACGTTGATTCACTGTCAAAAAACTCGGGAGTGTTTGCAACTGCTTTTGTGCGAGCGGCGACGCGATTGGCTCGTGTTTTTGCCAAATGCTCGGCGCCCCTGCGCGCGTTGCACTTCTTACATGCGCCCACCCAGTTCGATTCATCTTGTGGGTCAATGCCGGCGGCAACTGGAACTACATGGTCAAGCTCGACAGCACGGGCACGCTTGCACCAATGGCATGGCCCATCCCACTCGGTGAGGAAGCGCAGGCGTCGCGTGCGGTAGTCCCGTGAAGCTAGGTCCTTGCGTACCTTCGCCACCTGTTCCCCTTTCTTTTAGTTCTTATTCTTATAGTTCTTAGTAATAGCGCCTAGGTTTCCGGCGCCGGTTTATCAGGCCCCGGCTAATGAGTTATCCACAGGGTTATCCACAGGCTGTGGGAAGTGCCAGGGGTCACGGCTTACGATGTAGTGCGACAGCCAACGCCCGCCGTTGTCCTGCTCTTTGAGCAGCCGTACATAGCCGGCGTCTGTCAGTTCGCGCAGGGCTGTGCGTATCGCGTCCCTGCCCTCCCCGCTCTCTATGGCCAAGCGGGTGCTACTCACCTCCCAATCCGGTGGCTGGCTTAGCATGTAGGCGAGCAGGCCACGAGCGCGGTAGCTGATCCACTCATCCCGCAGGATGCTGTTGGGTAGCACGGTGAAGTCACGGTCAGGGCGAGGGCCGTGAAGTATCACTCGCCACCCCTTAGCCGCTTCATGACCTGCATCAGATCATCGGGGCGCCACAGGTAATACTCGGCACCACCTGTGTTGAGTACGCGCCGCCATGTCACCTGCCCTGCGCTTAGCCTGCCTGTCTCTGTCTTTAGCTCCGCGAACAGCACGCCACGCTTTGGATGGGCAAGCACCAAGTCAGGGAACCCAGCATCCCCGGTTATGGGTGTCATCCACTTATCCCCCACCTTTGCGGGGCGCGTGTGCTGCACCATCCACCCCAGCGTTTGCGCGAGCTGAACCACCTGTGCCTGCCACTGCGCCTCATCCATTCGCCTTCTCCCGCGCCAGCTGCTCGGCACGGTCGGCCTGTTCCTTGACGATGCGTGCGCGTGCAATCAGGGACGCTTCGATTGCCTTGGCCTTGGCCGGGGTCAGTTCGCTGAACTTCATCACCTTGTGAGTGGCCAGCGCACCGTTGACGATCTCCTCACCATGCACGGAAACCATGGCGTCATAGACATCCTTGCCCGCTGCTGTCTCGTGGTGCGGTGATTCGTCTGCCGGCGGATCTACCTGCTGGCGTAGGTGGTCGATCTCCCGATCTACTGCCGTCTGCTTTTTGGCCGGCGGTTTGCGTGCGGGCTTTGTCTTGACCCACAAGGCGCCACCCACCAGGCGCATGCCCGCGTTACGCAATGCGTCGCCAATGAGTTCCTTGATCGCGTCCCGCTTGCCCGGTTCGACTGACCCATACCCCGGCATGACGGTGCCCAACAGGTGAAGGCGAATCCATAGCCCTACCGGCTGGCCTGCATCGTTCCGCTCTAGGACTGGTTGCCCGTGGTCGTCATACCCCATGGGTTCCCATGACCAGTCCGGGTCGGCGTCCTGAAACGCCTTGCGTACCCAAATGTGGGACAGGTAGCGCAGCTCGGTGCCCCCCTTTGGCAGCGTGTCGATCATCTCGGCAGGTGGGTCCCACCATGCCTCTGACAGCGCCCTGAGCGCGTCGTGACGCTCTTGGTCAGTCATGCGGCCCTCCACACGGTTTTCATGCGGTGGGCCTGCTTACGGCGGCTCGGGCGCATCTGCCCGCTCTTTTCGATGATGCCGTCACGGTCAAGGTCGCGGAACACTGCGCCCATGGCCGACGGCGTTCCTGTCGCCACTGGCAGCTCGTCAAGGATTGCCCACACATCGTCGCTTGTGAACTCCACCTGCACCGATGCTAGGTGAACAGCGCAGTCGCGTGCGACCCGTAGCCATTCGAGGTCGGCGTTGTCCCTCACGTTGTCGATGATCTTGTGCAGGTCGTCGAATGTCAGCTCGTCCATCGTTCCCCCTAGTGAATGGCACCGGCCAGCCATGCGGCGGCGGCGGTTGCCCAGGTGTACGTAATCCATGCGGTGACGCCCACCACGAGCGCGTACAGCGTCCAAAGCCGGAGACGGTTACTCACCCGTCCACCTCCCAAAGTGTGTGGGCCGACTCGCCCCATGCGCGGTCGACGCGATCCTGTTCCATGCGCATTTGCATTTGCCACTCGTCGGCAGCGATCCAATACCGCCAGCCGGGACACGGGCACGGAGTGTCGGGCGAGTCATGCCAGCACGAGCCGGGTACGGCCTGCGGGCTTTGGGCGTCTGGCCCTGAATGAATGCGGTCCGTATGGCCGCAGTGTGGACACTTCACGGGGTCTCCCTCCCGTTGTGTGTTGGTGAACGGTACAGCCCTCTACGCGGAACCACAGCCCCAGCCGGACCAGCCGCCCGTGATGGGGTGCGCCGCTACGGCGATCGCGACGTGCTCCTGCCATGTAGACGGCGACCAGTAAGACGTAGCCCGCTTGCCGTAGTCCTGCGTGGTCCGGTACATCCCCAAAGGGCCGCGATAGCGGCCAGTCGGGTACCAGTCCAGCCGCTTCCCGGTTTCGCACACTGCTACCCGGTGGGCTTTGTGCCAGTTGTAGGAACCAACGCGCCGCTTGATTTCCCATGCTCGGGGCGCTGGCGGCCATGCCATCCGGTCGCGCTTCACTTGGTGAATGCACGCCGCTTTGGCTTTGCCTGTGTGTGCTTCGCATGGCGCGGCGTTAGCCGCTGCGGGCACCAGGGCGAGTGCCGCCCCTAAAACGGATCCGATGATTGCGGTTCGGATGGTGTTCCCCCTTTGGTTGCCTCTACAGACTGCCACGAGCGCAGGACGCCCACAGATGCGGTAAGCCCTGCGGCGATTGCGGCAAGCCATACGTTGGGGTTTCCCTCTGCCCATGTCTCCACAAACGCGAGGATGACCACGAGCGCCCCGGACAGCATGGCAATGGTGCTGGGTCCCACTTTCGGGATCACTCTGGCTTCTCCTGCTTCTCGTTGTAGTCAGTCGGCTCCGCCGGCGGTGGTTCGACCACGACCGTGGACGGTGGCAGCGTGTCGTTAGGCATCAGACCTCCCGGTATGTCTTTTTCCATGGGCGAGCGGTTACGCCCTTGTGCTTCTCCTGCCACTTCTCCATCTCCTTATCCCGCGTTTCCTTCCCTTTGCCGTGAAGCCACGGGCCGTAGGTCCAGCGGTTGTAGGTGCCCTCGGGGCCGGCGCGGAAGGCGTAAGGGCTGGAACGCTCGACACGGACGGCCTGCGTCCAGTATTCGGGGTTGGCCGCTGCGAACTTCCGCAGTTGGTGATTGCGAACTTCCTTGGTCGCCCAGCCGCCATAAAGCTTGACGCGGGTATCGTCGAACCCGTAGCCGTCGACGACAGCGGCAGGGAGCGGAAGGCCCACGCCGGGAATGCTGATGACCTGCCAGCCGTCGGACCACGAGCGCGTAAGGGAACGGACGCCATTGCTCGCGTTTCCTTCGAGCGTCTGGAACGTTCCATCCTTGTTCAGGTAGTTGACAAACCCAACGTGAAGGCCATCGATGATGAACAGGTCACCCGGCTTGGTCGTCTTGCCGTGCGGCTTGTACCAGCCCTTGCGCTTCGCCCGCGTCACCATCTCGGCAGTGGAGGGATGCACGACCGTCTTTGCATCCTTCTTGTAGGCCGCCGTGGCTCCGCTTTCGGCAATGCAATACCCGACAAAGCACGCGCACCAGGGCACGCCCTGCAAGCCGTAAAGGCTTTGGCATTCGTCCACGATGGGCGAGCCGGAACGGTTTGGTGCGCCTTCATACGCGCCTAGGTACTTCGATGCCTTCCTAAGCGCGTGTTGTCCGTTACTGATCGCCACTGGTCCCCCTAGGTGTTGTTGATGATGCCGACGACAATGCCGGTGATCGCTCCGCCGGCCAGAAGCCATACGCCCCTGGTGGTCGCCGCTGCGCCCTGCAAGCGTGCCCGCCACAGCTCCATCTCAAATACGCGCGTCTCAAGTGTGCCCAGACGCCCGTTCGCCTCACGCTGCAACTTCTCCACGGTGGCGAGCGTTTCGCGCAGCTCTCGAATGTCGGCGCGGATGCTGTGGGCGTCCTCGGTGGTCACGCCACGCCCTTAGCAATAATGCTCCGCTTGCTGATAGTTGCCGTGCCAGCGTTGACGGAGTAGTTGAGCGTGAACGTGTTGGTTCCCGCTGTAAGCCCGCTGTAAATCAAAATGGTGCGCGAATAGGTGACGGCAAGCCCGGTATCTGACCTCTGCACGACAATGCCGTTGCCGTAATCCCCAGCCGGTTTCGTCGACGCACCGGAGACGGCAACGTCAACGTTGACAGTTGAAGTGGTGCTGACCTGAATGTCTGCAGCAATCGTGATCAGTGCGGTTGAACCTGTTACCAACGTCACGCTTGGGTTCGTCCCGCCACTGCTAAGCGTCGGGGAAAACGTCGAGGACGTTGTGGTCCCTGTGGTTGTCGTCAAAGTGGCAACCTCTGTGAGACACACCCAAGCGCTGCCGTTGTAAACGGTGGTGATCCCGCTGGGGAGCATTGTGTTTCCGCCGGTAGCGGCTGGCACCGTGGGCGCGGTCAGATAGGCCCGCATGCCTTCCTGCAAGGCAATGCCAGTTGCAGGAATGGCGGCGTCACGAGCGGCTTCGTTGGTAAACGTTGCCTGCCCCAAAAACATTGCTTCCCGAACGCTGTCCATCTGTGCAGCGGTAAGAATCTGGCCGCTTGTGAAATCACCGGGGTCGGACCACGCCATAACTGCCTCCTAGAACGCCAACAGGTTTGTGTCGAGCTTGCCGAGCGGGTCGGCGTTTAGTGTGAGGTAAGCGTTGCCGTCCGTGCTTTCGAAAGTAAAGCGTATGACATGGCTGCCTGGTCGAATGTCATGGGACACGCCCGACGTTATAAGCGTCTGGGTTAGGTGGGACGGGTTGCCAGTGTCGAACGTCTTACCCACGGCCACAATGTCTGTGAGGTCAATACCTAGGCATGCGTCCTGATCCGCCGACGACAGCGCGGCCAGCTGCGTGCCGATGCCGGTAAAACGCACCTGGGGGTTCTTGTAGCGGCCAAGCAGGTAGTCGCCCAGCCCCGCCACTTCTGCCGTCGTGCTGTTCAACAGGTCCAGTTTGGAATAGTTCTGCGACTGGTAGCGGGCAATCGAAAACGCATCTGACGCGATCTGGACAGCCCCCGCCGGGGACTGCGTTTGGACATAGTTGAACAGGAGCTCGTCGCCGTAGGCGTTAGTCAGGCTCTGGTAACGGATGCCGGTGCCGTCATCGTTGAAGTCGAGCACGGGCACCGGGTTGAGCGCGTCGGCTCGGCTGCGAAATGTCAGCGTGCCGGCGGAGGACATGAACAAATAGCCCTGCTCTGATGCGCCCACGTTTTGCAGGTACTGCAAGACGTTTCCGCCCAGGGGAATCAAGTACGCGCCCAACGTGCTGCTACCGGTTGAGATAGCCCTGGCGCCTTGATAGTTCACTTCGGGGCGGGCAAGCACTGCGTTGACTCGGGCGCCTGACGCTTGTGCCGTCGGCGTCCATTCGTCAAAGGTTTGGTTGGCAAAAACGGTGAAGCCGTCGGAACACTGTACGGAAGTCACGTTGCCGGACGTTGTAAACCCATAGTCAAGGTCCCAATCAGTAACCACGCCGGTATAGATGGGGATGCCGTTAGCGGAGATGATGATGGGGTTGCGCGGCCCCACGAACGGGTAATACGGCGACG